ACCCCGTAAAGAACATCTACAGTGAACTGCTGCGCCAGCGTGTTGGGCTGGTAGCTCATTACCACTCGGATACCGAAATTGCCCAGCTCCGCGTACTCTGCCACAGCCCCGGTTCCCGGCAGCGGCTGGGGAAGGCGCCGGATCACCAGGCCAATCGCGTCACGCGCGAACGCCAGATTGTGCGTCGCCACCGGCGAACTGCCCGTCTTGTGGACGAACTGGGAACGGAAGACATAAAAGTCCTTCACCTTCCCGACAGTTCCGTCCACCAGCGCGCGCAGCCCTGCCTCGCCCGCCGTCCGGAACTCGCTGAACCGTTCGATCTGCCGCAACTGCGAGTACGTATTGCCGTCCACCACCAGGAACTTCGGCGCGCCCGCAGGCACCTTGGCGTTGAATAGCGCCGTCTCCGCTGCGTCGATCGTCGCCTCCGTAATCGCGGTACCTGCCGTCCCCACCGCCGGATTCGCCGTGAACTGCGAGTACAGGCTCAGCAGGTCAGTCTCGATCCGTTCCGCCAGGGCCACCACGGCGGGCTGCATGTAGAGATTCAGCAGGTCCGGCACCGCGAGAACCTTCGTGACGTCCGGAATCTGAAACGTCGCTTCGGCATGCGTGTTGAGCACGATCTGCGCATTGCCCAGCCCCGGATTCTGCGGCGTCACCGCACCCCCCTCCGCCAGGTTGTTTGCCACCAGGTTCGGAGGAATCGAGATGTTCACCGCATCGCCCGCCTGCGCCAGAACAGGCTCGTAGTCGCGATTGACCAGGTTACCCATGACAAGGTTACCCACCAAAGCCGGTAAAGCATCAGCAGCTACTAGCTTCACAATCGCATTGGCCAGATTTGCCGAGGTAATTACTCCCATTATGCTCCTTGTTGTTACCTTTCTTCTGAACGAAATGATCAGCCGGCTCTCCGCACTCGTGTGCGGACCGGCTGCCCGGACACCATGTCCGCTCGAGGGCTACCGGCAGGGCGAGTGAAGACGGTCGCTCCCCTCCGGCGTTCCCTTGATCTCTTGATCCTTTGCTTACTCGCCCCGCCAGGTGTGCGACAGCGCTTGGGCGATCTCCTTCCGGATCCGGTCCAGTTCCTCCCGGTCCATTCCCGGCTTGATCCGGTCCAGACTGAAGCGGCCTGTTGACCCCGACGCCGGAGTGGAGCTGGCTCCCGAGCCCCCGCTGATCCGCGCCGGCAAGAGCTCCGGGTTTTCCCGCGTAAACCGCGCTAGGTACTCTTGCATACTGACCTCCCCTTCCGGCGTCTTTGCCACCAGGCGCCCGTCCGGTGCCCGGTAGATATCGTCCTTGACCGCCTTGAACCCCAACTCGACCTTGGTCACACCCAGCCGCACGAGCTCGTCCCGAATCGCCGAGTGTCGTTCGGCCTCCTCGGCTTTCCTCCTGCTCCGCTCGTTTTCCTGCACCAGCTCGTTCACTCGCCGTTCGAGCTGCTCGCGCCGCCGCCGCTCTTCGCTCAATTCCGTCTTCAGTACCGGTTCCACTTTACTGCGCTCCGCATTGATGAACTCCTGTATCGCCTCGTGAATCACGGAACGGATGTTGACCTCCCGCAGATCCAAATCTGCCATCGGTTCTTTCACGTCCTCTTCCATCGCCCATGTTCTCCTTTCAAATCCCGGCCGTCACGGCCTCGCCTCCCCTGTTCGCCTCACTGCTTCTTGGCTGTCCTTCACAACCCGTCACTCTCCCCGGCTGCTGGCTTCCTCGCCGAACAGGTCGATTTCGGCAGCGATCCGATCCTTCACTTCCTGTCGCACATCACACAGGTACTTGAACGCCAGCTTCTTGAACACTTGCTTTCGCAGCGTAGGTGACGGTATCCCCAATCGCAGCAGTCGCTCCGCGTCGGCAAGCTCTGCGCTGAAGTCCCCGATGTCGAACTCCTCCAGCCCCGATACGTCGACCGCGATGCTGTCGCCCCTCGCAGCCACGATGGCGCGTAACACTCGCTTCATCGTATCTTTCACGATATCGCCATAAGTGCGAAGCACCTCTTGAGTGATCGCGAAATCTCGCTGCTTGCTGATGCCCGACTGTAAGGATCGGCTCGACAGTCTCCCGCCTGCCTGGGAAAGCAGATAACACACCCGGTAAATCTCTTCTTGGAGGCGGTTCAGGTTCTCGGCCGCGATCGTGAATACCTTTCCCTCTGGTTCCGTCCATCCAAAACGGTCTTCCGGCCCCAGTTGGATGTAATAGGATTCCCCGACGATTTGGTTCCACTCCCTCTCCGTATACACAACCGGCGATGCGAATAAGCCCATCGTCAGCGCCCAGGCCAGAGCGTTCGATTTGTTGAAGTGCTCCAGTTGGAGCAACCCCGCCTTGTTCATCAGCCACAGTCCCTCGGGTACGCGCATCTCGAAAACCGGTACCCTTCTCTGTTTCGCCAGACCATGAAAGCCGCTGTCGACGAGCGCGATCTCCCCCTGGCTGCCTGTTTCATGGATGCGCCGGAAAATCCGAAACTCCTCCTTGTCGTAGTAGTTCCAACGGGTTTCAGTGATCAGCGCGTCGCTCGTCGCGGATGCTCGAAACGTGACCGTCCGGCGAATCACGACCCACTCGAGGTTCCCCCTCTCGTCGAGACTCCAGTTGATCACCTCGGTGGGCGAGTACGCCACCAAATAGGCTCTGGAGGCCCCTAAAGCCTCTTCCTCGGCCCGGTTCCACACCGGCTGAGTCACGCGGGGAAAGTCCACCAGGATGTAGCTGTTCCCGCAAATCAGCGCCTCGATCAGCAAGCCGCGAAAGAACTCGCTCAAGCTGCTTCCCCGCAAATCGCAATCTTCGATAAATTCGTTCACGAACCGCTTCGCGGCTTCGTCTTCGCCCTCCGTCATCACCAGCGGTTCGCGCCGGAACAGCGTCGCTGCGTACCAGTCGACGATCGACCCCGCATAATTTTCGTAGTACACCCTGCTCAGCCGTTCCGCATAGACGTCGAGGGGCTCCCTTTGCCTTCGCACCAGATAGTGCGCCGCATTCGCCTTAATCTGGTCTCCTCCGACATACAAGTCCCGGTACGTCTTCCAGATTGCTTTCTTGGCGATATAGTCGGGGTGCTCTCGATCGATGTTGCCCATCGGTTTTCCTCTCGCTCTCTCTTAGGCCGGCAGCAGTGGCTGGCTCTGCTCCCCGGCCGGTCCTCGCGGCTGTCCGAATTCCTGCCAGATCAAATAGCCCAGCGCGTCCGAGACATGCGTCCGCCGCGGATCTTTCTCCTTGTCGATGATCGTGCTTCCCTGTTTGTACGATACTTCTTCGAAATCTCGGATCAACTCTTTGCAACGGGAATGGACGAATAGTCTCACTTCGCCCGCCGCGTTCTTGAGCCGCGCATTGACTAGCCCCACACGGTCCCGGATGGCCGGATTGCGCCCCGCTAGCCGGTATTCCACGCGGTTGTACCCGTTGCGGCTCAAAAAGCGCTTGACAATCTCGATGTCCGTTCCCCCTCCCGTCTGCCTGCTCTGACCCGATGCGTCCGCGTACACCCGCAGGCCTTTCTTCGGCGGAGGATAGCGGTTTTGAAACTCCGCACAGGCCTCCCACGTGTTCGAACGGCTCAGAACGATCTCGTCGATGACATGGACGGTGTCATCTTCGATCTGGGCGATCACGCTGCTCATCGGGTCGACGTTGAAATCGAGCGCCCACAGCAGGTGACGCTCCGGGTCCAGCTCGAAGTCTTTCACGTGGATGGCGCGCTCGAAAGCCGGATACACCCGGCCCTCGTTCATGCTCAGATACTCCCCGAGCACCTCTTGCCGGTAAAAGCGCTCGTCATAGCTCCGCTTGAGGCGCTCGTAAAAGTCCGGTACCTTTTCCAGAATGTATCGGTTCTCCATCGGCCGGGCGATGATCGTTTCATAGTTGCCGCCTGGATTCTCAATGAACCGTTTGTAAACCCAGTCGTGGCCCTTCGGTGTCCACACCGCGAAGCCGCACAGCTTCGTCGCCAGCGGATCTCGCAGGCGCCCTTCCAATCGTAACCACGCCTCTTCTGCGCTGTATGTCAGCTCGTCCACACCGAACCAGGCGAGGTTGGTTCCCCGCAGCCGTTCGTACTCTTCGAGGGACCGGAACAGGATTCGCGATCGGGTGTCCTTGAGCAACAGCACGTTCTCTGACTTGTTCAGCTCGTAGGGAATCGAATTGCTCTCCAACACTTCAAGCAGCGCCGTCTGTGTCGTATCCCGCAGCATCGGGTACGTCGGAGCGCCGATCAGCCCCGTCCGCCCCGCGTTGATGTAGCTCAGCTTGATCGCTTCTTGGCACAGCGCCCGGCTCTTGCCCGAGCCGATCGGCCCTGAAAATCCTTTGAACCGGGCTTGCGAACGGTGAAACCGGGCTTGTGAGGGCAGCGCCGCGTATTCGATCAGGCAGGTGCATCTTC